CTGGTCTACGTGCTGGCCACCTACGCCGAGGACCACACCGAGCACCACGGCCCGAAGCGCGCCATCGAGCGCAAGGCCGGCGAGCCGGTGTTCGGCCACAGCGTCACCATCTACGGCCGGGAGATCTCCTACGGCGGCCCAAAGGACGCTGAGGTCTCCTGGGGCAGCATCGGCTCGATGGGCACTGAGGTGGCGCGGCTGCAGCTCAGCCTGATCACGCTGGCCACCCAGATCGCCGAGGCCGCGAATGCTGAGCCCTTCTGCGCTAAGTGCGCGCAGGACATCGCCGAGTACGAGGCGCGGCAGGCCCGCCTGGAGGCGGTCAAGTAGGGCAATCCCGGAAAGGCCCCGGCGGGCAGCCGGGGTTTTCCCGTAGCCCCAGACTTCCGTACTTGCCCGTGAACCTCACAGGAGATCCCTGATGCCTAGCAAGCACAAGCACCCTCCGCTGTCCTACCGGCCCCCAGAAGCGGAGCGCCTATGGCTGCTGGAGCGGGCACAGCGTACCGGCGAGCCGGTCAACGCGATCCTGACCGCTGCGGTCCGGGCGCTGATGGCCGCTGAAGCGGCAGGGCCACCCGCCAGCCGCTGATACGCCCGCCGTACTGGCATCTCGCCCCTCCTGGGCTACGATGCCCCTTGAGGCGCTGAGCGTCTCCCCAGTGCCGTAACGGCACGCCCAGTTCACCCGCAACGGGCCCGCTCCACTGCTCTGCCAGGAGACGTGCCCCGTTGATCCCGCCGCTCGCAGTACCCGCTAACGGGGCCTGCGACCATGCGGCATTTCGGTACAATGTTCGAATAGGTCCCCGCGACTGCGCTAACAGCCCGGGGACGTGGCCACACCGAGCGAAGCGGTGCGACATGTCACAGGGTATCTGCACGGTCGGAGACTGCGGAAAGACCGAGCAGCTACGGCGCGGGATGTGCAACCAGCACTACCTGAAATGGTGGTACGCCCAGCCGCCGTCCTGCTCCCGCAGCAGGTGCGCTGACGATGGCGGTTGCGACGGGATCGCGACGCGCCGCGGTCTGTGCGAGAAGCACTACCGCCGCCTGATGCGCGCCGAGCGCGGCGAGCAGATCCGCGCCACCCGCGCCGCATGGCGCGAGCGGAACCGCGAGCATGTCCGCGCGGTGTACGCCGACTGGGAGAAGCGCAATCCCGGGAAGGTGTCCCTGCGCGACCGCCGGAATAAGGGACGCCGCCGCGCGACCGTGGGCGTACCTGACCCGCTGAACTACGAGCAGATCCTGGTCAAGCATGGCATGACCTGCCATATCTGCCTGGGCGAGATCGGCTCGGCTGCGGATCTGCACTTTGACCACGTCATCCCGCTGGCCCGCGGCGGCCGGCATGCCTACGGAAACGTCCTGCCATCACACCGGTCCTGCAACCTCCGCAAGGGGACCAGGCTGATGGCCGAGCTTTCGGGGAGGGGGTGATGAAACGGAATGAGCGTCTCCTCAACGTCCTCAGCGCTGCCGACCGGCGCGCTGTCCACGGGCACGCCGATGGGTTCGTCCAGTTCAGCGCCAGTTGACGACGAGCTGATGAACCAGCTGCCCGTGCAGGACCAGCCCTGGCCACCGCCGCATTACGCTCCGGTGAGCCACCAGCACCGGCTCTGGTCAGCGTGGTGGTCCGGTGACCGGCAGCAGCTGGCCTGGGTGCACTACAACCTGGGTGCCAACAGCCCGGCGGGCCGGCAGTTCTTTGCCACGACCGGCGAGCCGGGCATGCCCGTGCCGCGGCCTGGCCAGTTCAGGGGCGGCCTGCTTGGGTCGATTGAGCGCTCATTCTGGTTACGAGGGGCATGCCTGTCCCGCCGGGGGAAAAGAGGACACGTACCCATATCCCCCTGGCCGGGGACATCGCCCAGACCTCCGCGTCGCTGCTGTTCTCCCGCCCCCCGGAGCTGAAAACCACCCTGGACCCCGGCCCCGCGGCAACGGCGAACCAGGCGTGGCTTGATGACCTGATCGATGACGGGTTCCACACCCGGCTGCTCGAGGCAGCGGAGATGTGCTCGGCGCTCGGCGCGGTGTACCTGCGGATCGTGTGGGACACCTCCGTGGCGGACAAGCCGTGGATCCAGCCGGTGCCCGCTGACGTGGCCGTGCCCGCCTTCAGTTACGACAAGCTCCGCTCGGTGACGTTCTGGCAGGTGCTGTCCGATGACGGCGCTGATGTGACCCGGCACCTGGAGATGCACGTCCCGCAGCAGAACACGATCTCCCACGCCGTCTACCAGGGCGACCAGTCCGACCTCGGCGAGATCATCCCCCTGGGGGACGTGCCGGCGACGGCGAAGCTGGCCGGGGAGCTGCAGGGCGGCACGCTGGAGCTGCCGAACCTGCCGTTCGACGCGAGCACCGTGGTGTACGTGCCGAATATCAGGCCGAACAAGATCTGGCGGGACCTGGGCCCGCAGGCATGGCCGCTGGGCCGCAGCGATTACTGCGGCATCGAGGCGCTGATGGACAACCTCGATGAAGTCTACTCCTCGTGGATGCGCGACGTGCAGATGGCCAAGTCGCGGCTGATCGTCCCGCCGGAGTACCTGGACAACATCGGCCGGGGCAAGGGCGCGGTGTTCGAGCCGGACCGGCAGGTGTTCACGCCGCTGAACATGCTCCACGATGCGACTAGCGGCGCCCCGTCGATCACGGCGAACCAGTTCTCGATCCGCTGGGCGGAGCACCAGAACACCTGCGCCGACCTGGTCAACCGGATCGTGCAGGAAGCCGGCTACTCCCCGCAGACCTTCGGCGACTACCAGGGCAACGCGCCCACGGCCACGGAGATCGAGGCACGGGAGCGGACGTCGCTGCTGACCCGGCAGAAGAAGATCACCTACTGGCGGCCGTGCCTGCAGGACATCATCTACTCCCTCATGTGCGTGTCGAAGCTGTACTTCGGCGCGTCCGCGATCACCCCCGAACGGCCCGACATCAACTTCTCCGCCGTGGCGCTGCCGGACCAGCATGCGCTGGCGCAGACGGTCGCGACCCTGGCGCAGGCCGAGGCCGCATCGAAGCGGACCCTCGTGGCGATGGCCCACCCCGAATGGGATGAGGAAGAGGTCCGCGAGGAAGTCGAGCTGATCCGCGGCGAGATCGGCACCGAGCTTGCCGCGCATGCGCGGATCGCGCTGGCCCAGCCGCCGGGCACGACCATCGAGGAAGTCGAGCAGGGCCTGACCAGCTTCGCGCCCGCCGGCCCCGAAGGCCCGGAGGAGCCCGACGAGGGCACCGGTGAGCAGCCGATCAACGCGAGCGGAGCGTGAGCACATGGCGGAGCTGAGCAGCAAGGGCCGAAAGGCGCTGCCGAAGGACAGCTTCGCGCTGCCCGCCGGGTCCGGTGGCAGCAAGAAGCCCGCATACCCGATCGAGGACAAGCGCCACGCCGTGGCCGCGCTGGCCAGGGTGGCGAAGAACGGCACCCCGGCGGAGAAGGCCGCAGTCCGCGGCGCAGTGAAGCGGAAGTTCCCCGACCTGCCGAGCAGCAAGGGCGCTGGCAAGTCCGCGGCGGCCGCGCATAACCGGAAGGTCGCACGGCGGGCCGGGGAGGGCGGCGGCTGATGGCCTTCGACAAGCCCGGCAAGCCGGACCCGCCGGGGCGCAAGACGAACTCGAGCCCGACCGCGCACCGGATCGTTGACGAGGGCCGCCGGTACTGGAGCGACCGCGGCTCAAGCGGCGGCAAGTCGGCCGGCATCCCGTTCGGCACGCCTGGCTCGTTCGCCGAATGCGTCGACCGGGTGGCCCCGCACCTCGGCGCGGGTGCCCAGGGTTACTGCGCGGAGCGGTATCACGAGGCTGTTGGCAAATGGCCCGGCCGGCATGGAGGCAAGTGATGCACCAGTCCACCACAGCGCTCCTGCGCTACTTCGAGTTCACCCATCTGGCCGGCCCGCTGCAGGAGGTCTCCCAGCCGTTCCACGCGCTGGCGCACGAGATGGCCGCCCGGCTCGACGGCGACGAGCTGCGAGCCGGCCTGCGCAAGCTGCTGGAGGCCAAGGACTGCTGCGTCCGGGCGGCGCTGGAACCCTCGTTCGCCGACAAGGTGCACGGCAATTTCACCGGAGGTCAGTGATGGCAGGCAGCAAGCCCGGCAAGGGCAAGGCCCCCAAGGGCGCGATCCCGGCGAAGGGCACGGGCAAGGCCCCGCCGTTCCCCGGTGCGGTCATGCCGTACGCCAGGGGCGGCGGCCGGAAGAAGAAGGCACCCCCGGCGAAGGGCGGCAAGTGATGGCGCCCAAGAACGTCCCGCCGGGCACCCCGGGCGCGTCCACGTCGGACGCGGCGGGCAAGGTCGGCGCGCACTACACCCCGCAGCCGTACAAGGCGGAGCCGGGCGAGACGGTGCGGTGCAAGGCGTGCGGGAAGATGAACGCCCCTGACGCCCGCTTCTGCGACCAGTGCGGTGCATCCCTTACGGGCGGTGGGCACTGATGTTTGCTGTCCTTGCCGTCATCGCGTTCGCGGTCGCGCTGATCCTGCACCTGATCGGCCACGGCACCGCCGCGATTGTCACTGACCTGGTGCTCGCCGGGTTCATCCTCGTGTCCCTGCACCTGGCGCTGGGCTGGGCACCGCCGTGGGCCCGGCGCGGATGACGGCTGACACCGGGTTCGCCGAGCTCGTCGTCCCCGGCCCGGACCGGCGCCTGGAGGCGCTGAAGGCCGCGGCCGTCCTCTACGAAGGTGCCCGCGAGCCTCAGGCGATGCTCCTGGGCGCTGAGCACATCCTGGCGTGGCTGAGCAAGAGACCGCACAAGCTCGTGCTCACGCCCGCGCCCTACACGTTCACCCAGGGCAACCCTGCCCGCCGGGTTCCGACACAGATCCAGGGAGATGGCATGTCCGTTCAGATGACCGATGACCAGCAGGTCACCTACTCCGTCGCCGCGAAGGACGACAAGGGCTTCGACGTGTCCGACGCGATCACCTGGTCCGCTGACGACGGCGGCGCGGTGCTGACCGTGACCACCTCGCCCGACAGCATGTCCGCGACGTTCGCCGCCGTGGCCCCCGGAACTGCGACGATCACCGCGTCCGATGGCACGCTGTCCGCCTCCGACCTGATCACCGTGACCCCGGGCGGCGTGGCGTCGCTGGTGCTGTCCCCGGGTGCCCCGGAGGCGCAGCCCGCCCCGGCGCCAGCGCCCTGATCCCGGCGGCCGCCGGGCACACCCCTCCCCGGGGCAGTCCGGCGGCCCGGGACACGGCAGATACGGGCAGCCGTAATGGCGTCTCAGCGGTGACCGGAACCCTACGATTTACCCCCAGGCCGTAACGGCAGCAGCACCCTGCAACAGGAGCAACCCATGAGCACACAGGCCACCGAGGCGCCCGTTACGCCGCCTGAGGGCGCACCAGCCCCGCCTGCCCCGCCCGCCCAGCAGGCACCGCCGCCGGCCGCGCCAGCGGAACCGCCTCCGGCCCCGGCACCGCCAGCGCCGCCGGCCCAGCAGCAGCCTGCACCGCCCGCGCAGCCGCCAGCACCCGCCCCGCCGCCGGCTCCCGCCCAGCCTGACCCGGCCGCCGCGGAACTGGAGCAGCTGCGCGCCGAGCGGGACCGGTGGAAGGCCCAGGCCCGCCGCCAGGAGGAACGGTCCAAGGCCAACCACACCGAGGTCCGCAACCGGGACGAGATCCTCAAGCAGATCGCAGAGAAGGTCGGCATCGAGTTCGATGACCGCCCCGACCCGGAGGAACTGACCCGCAAGCTGGACCTGGCCAACCAGGTTGCCCGGCAGCGGGCTATCGAGCTGTCCGTCTACACCACCGCGGCGGCGACGGGCAGCAACGCAGCGGCGCTGCTGGATTCGCGCGAGTTCATGGCCCGCACCGAGCAACTGGACCCGGACGCGGTGGACTTCAGTGAGCAGGTCGCCGAACTGGTCCGCGAGGCGGCCTCCCAGCCGCGCTACCAGCCCCCGCCGCCGCCGGCTCCGCCCGCACCCCCGGCCCCGCCAGCCGGCCAGCAGGCGCCGCAGCAGCCCCCGCCCGCTCCCGCACCGCCAGCGCCTACCTCCGGCAGCGACTTTTCCGGTGCCCCGGGCGGCGGCCGGCTGTGGACGCAGGCTGACCTGGAGGCCGCGCTGGCCCGGGACCGGGATGGCGCGATCGTGTCTGACGCTATCGCCAAGGGGCTGCTGGTGAACCTCGGCATCGGCAAGCCGCGCACCAGGTCACGCAGGTAAGTCACCCCGCGTAACGCGGGGTCTATGATCTAGACCAGAACGTCCGCCGCAACGGCAGCAGCCAGAGCACCCGGAACGGGTTCCAGCGATACAGGAGCCTCCGGGTGCTTCCGGTTCCACGTCCGGATTGCGTGGCAGTTCGCGCAGACGAGGTCGCATTTGGCGATCTCGGCCAGCACCTTGTCCAGGCTGAAGTCAGCTCGCCCCAGGTTGAACAGCTTCGGCCCGCGTTCCGGTACGTGGTCCCAGTGCAGGACGCACTGCGGGAAATAGCCGCCGCAGTCCGTGCACGGCTTTCCCTTCTTGGCATCGGTGGCGTAGTTGCGGCTGGTCCTGTTCTGCATTCCTGCCGCCTGCTTATCCCGCGCGTAAGTACGCATGTAACAGCGGAAGCACAGCGGCGGATCCTGGCCCTTGTATCTGGTCTCAGCTACGGCTCCGCATGGGCAGGGTTCAAGAATTGGCGCTCGGGGGGCCGCCAGTGGCGTACGGGTCCGCATCCCGTAGTCCGCCATCCACTGGCGGACGGTTACTTGCGTGACGCCAAATTCGGCGGCGAGTTTACCTGTGGCGGCCCGGGGTCCGTGCTCAGCCGCGACCGTCTCATACCTCGCGCGCAAGTGCACTTCCGCAGGACGTTCGGGCATCTTGCGAGCCGTGCGGATCCCGGCAAGGGCCAGGCGGCGGCGGACGGTGTTGGGGTCGCACTCGTAGTCTCTCGCCATCGCAGCGACGGCTCCGCTTCGCCCGTACTTGCCTACGTACTCGTGATAGGCGGATTGCAGTGCATCTTTATCCGCTGGTATGAGTTCATTCACAGTTCCATTATCTCAGGCGTTGGCTTGAAACTCTGGAACGACTCGCGCATTACGCCGGAACGGCATTCGATTACCACCCGGAACGGGATTCTCAGGAACTCCCTGAAGGGGTGTGATTACCATCAGTGTGCTTTCGTTTAAACCTGAGGTCTGGAGCCGCGTGATTCTCGCGGCGGAGAAGAAGGCCCTTGTTTTTGGCGGCCCCGGTGTCGTCAATGACGATTACGAGGGCGAGATTTCCGGCCCCGGCACGACCGTCCACATCACCCAGTTCGGCGACCCGGTCATCTCTGACTACGCGCCGAACCAGTCCATCGTGTACCAGGAGCTGGACGACGCCGGCACCGAGCTCCTGATCGACCAGCGCAAGTACTTCGGCTTCACGATCGATGACGTCGACAAGCGCCAGGCCGCCGGCGATATGCAGGCGTATCTGGAGGACCGCGCGGCCTACAAGCTGGCCGACACCGCGGACCAGTTCATCGCCGGCCTGTACACGGGCGTGGCGAACGCGAACATCCTGACCAACAGCGGGACTTCCTCGCTGACGCCCGGCTCCGAGATCACCCCCGCCGTCTACGGCGGGGCCTCCAGCGCCCCGGCCGACTTCTACCTGAAGGTCGTCCTGCCGCTGAAGGTCAAGCTGGATGAGGCGTACGTGCCCAAGCAGGGCCGCTACCTCGTCGTCCCGCCGTGGGCCGAGGCGCTGCTCGAGCAGACCCAGGCGTTTGTGTCGGTGGCCACCCCGGAGCAGCAGCAGGTGTTCCGCGAGGGCCTGATCGGCCGGGTCGCCGGGTTCGATGTGTACATCTCCAACAACTCGATCAACTTCGACCCGACCGCGAACAGCGGAACGGGCGGGTGGATCGTCCAGGCCGGCCACCCGATGGCCATCACGTTCGCCGAGCAGATCGTGCAGACCGAGGCGCTGCGCCTGCAGACCACGTTCGCCGATGCCGTCCGCGGGCTGCATGTCTACGGCGGGAAGCTCGTTCGCCCGGACCACATCGCCGTCGCGGGTGTCATCCGCCCGGCCGGGATCTAGGGAAGGGGCAGCGACATGGCAGCTCGTACCGCTCTGACCGTTACCGCGCTGGGCCGCGACGGCGGCTCCTCGCTGGGAAGTGGTGCCACTCCGGACGCCACCAACGGCAACACCATCGCCGACCCGGGCGCTTACCGGCTCGGCATCCTGGTGCTGAACGCCGACTCCTCGAACCACAACCTGATCATCCGCGCGGGCGGCTACCAGGGTGTGCCGGGGGGCGCGGCGAACTCCAGCTACGCCACCGGCCAGTACCAGCCGTTCGCCGCGGCGTCCGCGGGTGACCTGACGGTCGCCTGCCTGCACACCGGCGGCGGCTACACGCTGATCGAGTCGCTGACCACCGACCGGTTCAGCCAGGCGGACGGGTCGCTCTGGCTGGACTGGGCGGCCAGCACCTCGATGACCGTGTGGGTGTGGCGCAAGCCCTACGTGTAGCAGTTCAGGGCGCGGCCCCGGTTCCTGACCCGGCGGCCGGGGCCGCGCCCTCCAGCCAGGTCATGCCGGGCCGCGGCGCAACGCCAGGAGGAAACCATGATCACCCTCATCCACCCCGGGACGGGTGTCCGCCACCACTACAAGGGCCGGTGGCTGCGGCCCAGCCCGGCCAACGACGAGGACATCAAGCGCGGCCGGGCCCGGTTCCGCGGCGACCAGGTGTGGCTGAACCTGCCGCCCGGCGTGCAGATCCAGCTCGACTCCGGTCACCTGCAGATCGACACCGACTACGAGGCCCGCGTCGCGCTGGAGGGCTCCGGCAGCGTGGACGCGGCCATGCCGAAGGGCAACGCGTCCCACGAAATGTGGGCCAACTACGCGGTCACCCAGGGCATGACCCGCGAGGAGGCCTCGGGCCTGTCCCGGGACCAGATCAAGGTCCGGTTCTCCCAGCCCGCGTTCGACCCCGACGCGCCGCCGGACCTCGAGATGCTCAACGAGAGCCCGTAGGCGATAGCCGATGGCCACGCTCGCCACCCAGCCCAACGCCGCCAGCGACGTGTTCGCGGGCGGGACCACTGTCCTCCGGGTGCAGTTCGAGACCTCGGTGAACAGCGGGCAGCCGTGCGGGGTGTCCGGCGTGACCATCGGCATCACCGCGTCCGGGGTAGGCGTCCCGGACTCGGGCACCGGCACTCCGGTGCCCGCCACCTCGGCGGGCATCACCGAGCTTGGGATGGGGCTGGAGCAGTACACCTGGGATGTCCCGCTGAACACCCCGCCCGGCTCCTACATCGTCACCTGGTCCGGGGTGCGGGCCAGCGACGGTGCGACGGTGGCCTACACCCAGGCCGTGCAGGTAGCTGCGAACCCGGCGGCGGTGCCGCTGCCGGGCGTCTACGCCTCGGTGGCGCAGTACCGGGCGTGGGCCGGGGACAACGTCACCCCGCAGCAGCGGATCTCGGTGGTCCTGTCCCGGGCCAGCGAGCAGATCGACGTGGCCCTGGTCGCCGCCGTGTACCGCACCGACGCGGACGGCATGCCGCTGGACGCCGCGATAGCGAACGTACTGGTGCGGGCCTGCTGCGCTCAGGCCCAGTACCTGATCGCGGTCAACGACGACGCCGGGGTCAAACGCGAGTACGCCGGCATCTCGGTGGGCGGCGTGTCGTACAGCCGGGCGCCGGTGATGCAGGGCAATGCGCTGCCGCCGGTCTGCCCGCAGGCCCTCGCAATCCTCAGGGTGGCTGGCGTCCTGCCCGCCGCACCATTGATCTCGTGGTAGGAGACAGAACCCATGCCCAGCCCCAGCCCCAAGTTCGGTTCCTCGCCCGCCTCCGCTGACTCGCTCGCCGCGGCGATCGGCGCCAACCCGGGATCGGGCCTGTCCCCGTACGTGCCCGGCGCCCTCGCCGAGACGATCCCCGCGTGGGCGGCCACCACGGCCACTGCCCCGGTGACCGGTGACCTGTACATCTGGGCGGTGGAGCTCGGCGCGGGGCAGTCCGTGGGCCACGTCGGGTTCGTCACCTCGACCCAGGCGGGCGCGACGCTGAACCACTCGTGGACGGCGCTGCTCGACCAGAACTACACCGTGCTCGCCGCCTCGGCCGACGCCGGGTCCGGGGCGATCGGCGCCTCGACGTGGTTCTCCTACGCGATGGCCACCGCCTACACGACCACCTACACCGGGCTGCACTACCTGGGCGTGATGATCTCCAACAACTCCGGGACGCAGCCGACCCTGTGCGGCTCGGCGGCGGGCCCGCTGATCGCGATGATGACCGGCACCGGCCACCCGGTCGCCCAGTACGGCGGCCAGTCCTCGACCAGCCAGACCACCGCCCCGGCGCTGGGCACGGTGGTGACCGCGCCGACCGCGACCCTGGCGATCCCGTACCTGTACTGCACGGCTTAGGACCCGCGCCGGCGGGCCCGGGTGGCAGCGCGGCCGGCCGGCGCATCAGAACGGAAGGACCCGGCAGCGCGTGGCCGAACCCCGTAACGGGGGCCCGCTGGGCCCCGGGAAGGAACGTCTCGTGACCGCAAGCAGCACAAGGGCGGCATTCCGCTTCGAGCCCGCCCTGTACCTGTACATGCTCAACTCGGCCGTTGCCCTGGCGGTGGCGTTCGGCCTGAACCTGTCCGCCACCCAGACCGCAGCCATCACCACGATCGCCACTGCGGTCCTGGCCATCGCCACCGCGTTCCTGACCCGGCCCGTCGCGGTCGGTTCGGTCACCGCGGCGGTGGGCACCGGCCTGGCGGCCGCTGCGGCGTTCGGGCTGCACCTGTCCCCGAACCAGACGGGCACCCTGATCACGGCCCTGTCGATCGTCCTGGCGCTGCTGCTGCGCCAGCACGTCTCCCCGGCCCCGTCACTGGTCAAGGCATCCTGATGGCCACGATGCGCCGGCTAGGCGGCGAGGTGATCGGCGTAACCGCTGAGCCGGTGACGTTCGGCTGCGACTACGGCCCGGTGCACATCCCGCCGGGTGCCCGGATCATGGTGCCCTGCGTCGAGGTAACCAAGGTGAGCTGCCCTGATCTAGACGGCAGCGACCGCACCGGGAAGGGCGCCTGATGGCCGGCCCGGCCTGGACGGTCACCCGCCGCCGCATCACCGAGCACCCCGTACCCGGCAAGCCCCTGGGCCGCCACGTCGAGCACGACTCCCGCTCACTGGCCTACCGCTACCAGCGGACCCGCGTGGCCCCGGTCACTGTCCTGCACCCCCGGCGCATCCCGATCCTGGACCAGGGCGACGTCGGGTCCTGCACCGGCAACGCGCAGGCCGGCGCGATGGGCTCCGACCCGCTGTACGCCACGATGCCGCCGGGCACGGTGCTGGATGAGAAGGAAGCCCTGCGGCTGTACTCCGCGGCGGAGACCATCGACGGCGACGGGCCCTACCCGCCCAACGACAACGGCTCGAGCGGCCTGTCGGTCGCCAAGGCGGCGAAGAAGGCCGGCCTGATCTCCGGGTACACCCACATCCTGTCCCTCGCTGACCTGCTCGACGCGCTGGCGGCCGCGCCGGTCATCGTGGGTGTCAACTGGTATGACTCCTTCGATGAGCCGCCGGCCTCCGGGCTGGTGTCCATCGCGGCGGGCGCGCAGGTCCGCGGCGGCCATGAGTTCGTCATCCGCGGCTGCGACGTCCCGGGCAGGCTGCTGCACGCGGACAACTCCTGGGGCACCTCCTGGGGCCTGTCCGGCAGCTTCACCCTGTCCTGGGACACGATGACGCGGCTGCTGGCCGAGGACGGCGACGGCACCGTGTCCGTCCCGCTGACACAGCCCGCCCCGGTCCCGGTGCCGCCTTCCCCGCCGGCTCCCTCGGTGCAGAAGCTGTGGACCGCTGCAAGGGCCGCCCTTGATGCGTTCGCCGCCGCTGAAGGGCTGAGCTGAATGGGCCGCCGCGGGAATGCCCGCGGGCCGCCGCTGCCGTGTCTGCCTCACCAGGGACGCTTACGGCCCCGGACCCCGGCCAGTTCACCAGGTGCCGCCACCGGAGAGCGGCGAAGGAGCAGCGCTGAGTGACCGTTGACTCAGGGATGGTCGCCGCGATCATGTCATCCGCAGGAGCGGGAACAGCTCTCATAGTGGTCCTGCTGCTGACCGGCATCCTGTGCACCCGCAACTACGTGCAGCGGGTGGAAAACGAAGCCGATGGGTGGAAAAGCGCCTACGAAGGGGAGCGCGCGGCGCGGGAGACCGACCACGCCGTAGCCGAGGAACTGCGCAAGGCCGTAGTAGTGCAGACCCAGCGGGCAGACGCCGCGGTTGAGGTTGCCAGGCTCACCAAGGAACTGCTTGAGGATCTGCGCCGGAGGCGCGATGAGATTCCATCTGCGTAGGCGGAGGAGGGGCGTGAGCGCAGCGCAGCGCGCGGCGGACGGAGCGCAGGCCGCCAGGGCCGAGTCAGGCAGGCGCCTTGCCGATGCCGAGCGGGCCGTGTCCGAGGCGCAGCAGCAGGCCGAGCATGAGCGCAACACGATCATCAGGGATCTCCGGGAGATGAGGCGCCGCAACAACCTGGCCCGGATGATCCTTGACAGCGCCGGAACAAGGGGGCCGGTACGTGACCCAGGAACATCTGATCACTGACCTGATCAATGACATGGTGGTGCTTGCGTTCGCGGCCAGTGTGCTGTTCATCGTCGTTTACACGGTGCTGGCGCCGTGGTGGCGGTCAGAGATCGGCCGGGCGCTGATCGCGATGGACACCGGCCTGGCGCTGGCACTGGCACCCGCGGTGCTGCATCGGCTGCTGGGCGTCTCGCTGGCAGCCAGCCTCGGGTTCGGCTGGTACTACCTTGGGTCGCTGGCCCTCGTGGCCGGCGCGACGCTGTGGCGGACCTGGATCATCATCAAGACGCAGTGGCGGGGCCGGGACGGCGGCCAGAGCCAGCCTCCCCGCCGGCCAGTGAAGAGCGGCCGGTGAGCTGGGCCTGGCTGGCGGCGTACTGGGCGTGGGCCGGCAGCAACATCGGTGCCCTGCCGCTGGAAGCCGCGGTCACCGCAGCAGCCGGGTACGCCTTCCGCAGGCCGATCCGCCGGGCGTGGGAACGGATGCGGGCGCCGCTGCACGCGGAGATGGCTGAGATCCGGCGTATCGCGGAGGCGGCCCGGCGGATCAGCGCGGACACCCACTGGGCGGTGACCGGCGATGAGCACCCGGACGCACCGGAAAGGCAGGGCTGATGGGCGCAGAGACAGCCAACACCTCAGCAGCGGTCTACCGCGGCACGGCGG